GCATTTGAATTTCGCCTGACGCAAACCAAGCTTACGAATATTTACAGCGATGTTGTGGATGGTTTGGCGTCCAAACCATTTGAAAAAGAAGTTACACAAGATGTTCCCGCATTTGATTTGTTTACTGAAGATGTTGACGGTAAGGGAAACAACCTAACGCAATTTGCAGCTTCAACATTTTACAACGGCATTAACAATGCTGTGGATTGGATTTTTGTTGATTATCCAAACGCAGATACAACAAAAATTCGCAACAAAGCTGAACAATTGCAACTTGGTTTGCGCCCGTTTTGGTCGCATGTAATCGGGCGCAACATGCTTGAAGCAAAAAGCCAAATTAAAAACGGGCGGGAAACCCTGACACTTTGTCGAATTCTTGAGCCTGGTTCACCTGACAAAGTGCGCAAATTTGAACGTTCTGATGCGGGTGTTGTCAGTTGGTGGTTGTACTGCAAAAAAGATGACAACAAAAGCGGCGTAGAACTAGAGGCTGAAGGCGTTATTAGCATTGGTGTCATTCCGCTTGTACCGTTTGCAACAGGGCGGCGCGATGGTTCAAACTTTAAATACAAACCAGCGTTGCAAGGTGCTGTTGATTTGCAGATTGATCTTTATCAACAGGAAAGCGCACTTAAATTTGCAAAGGTTATGAGCGCATTTCCAATGTTGTCGGGAAACGGTGTTCAACCCGAATTGGGGCCGGATGGTAAAACTCCGCTGCGGTTGGCGGTTGGCCCTGCTGTGGTTCTTTATGCGCCGATGGACGGTAGCGGAAAAGCTGGAACATGGGGTTATGTTGAACCAAGTGCATCATCTTTACAGTTCCTTGCTGGTGAAATTAAAGACACAAAGCAAGATTTGCGTGAGTTGGGTAAGCAACCTTTGACCGCTCAATCCGGCAATCTTACCGTAATCACAACAGCGGTGGCGGCTGGCAAATCCAAATCAGCGGTTGTTGCCTGGGCGCTTGCTTTAAAAGACACGCTTGAAAATGCTTTCAAAATTACAGCAATGTGGATGAAAGAAAGCAAAGAACCTTCAGTTGTTGTTTACACAGAATTTGACAGCTTTATTGACGGTGAGGATGGTCTTGAACATTTGCGCGCGATGCGTAAAGACGGTGATTTGTCTGTTGAGACACTACATGAAGAAACGAAACGGCGGCGCTACCTATCACCTGAATTTGACCATGAAAAAGAAATGGTGCGAATTCTAGGTGAGGCACCTGCAAACCCTGACGATGACGAAACATGATTGGTGTTCTTGCGGGTGCTATGGGGCTTTTGGATCAAGGGTCCGTAGCACAGTTTAAAATACCACAAGATGACTTGTGGGCATGGTTTCGCGCGGGCGAAAATCAAACGCAGTCAGCGGGACGGCTCGCAACGGTTGAGTCAAAATCAAGCGGCATTTCAGCGACCCCAATTGCGGGTGCAGGCCCTTTCGTTGATGGTTTGATCAACGGACGCGCAGCGTGGCGGTACAGCGGGGGTGAAACGCTGAACACCAACACGGGTGTATCCCTTAACGACTGGTCAATTTATCTAGTCGCACGCGCTGATGCGTCAGATAGGTATGAGCGCATACTTGACCATGATTTCCGAGTTGGTTTCTGGTGGGGACGACCAGACGTGCCAGCGTCACAGCTTGGCGGTGGGGTGCGCGAGACTGTGACGCCCTATGGCAGATTTGTTACGGTGCAGGATGGTGCAGCGCACGTTCTGGGCAACTTCCGAACGGGCGGCGTGCATAGTCTTTGGGTCAATGGCGTGCAAAGCGCGTCTGGCAACGTATCAGCGGCCCTAACGGTCGGAAACCGAATTGGTATAGGGTGCTGGCATAATGACGAAAATAAGGCAGATCGGTTGAATGGCGGTGTGATTGGCGACGTGCTGGTTTACCGTGCCGCGCATGATACAACCACACGGCAAAAAATATCAGCGGCGCTTATGTCGCATTGGGGAATAAATCCATGATTGAACAAATCGGCGCAGGCGTTAAATTCGTGGCGTTTTTTACCGTCGAAAAACAGGGCGCGGCTGGGCTTACGGTCACTGTTGATGTCTATGATGCGGCGAATACCAAGATCGTGACAGACGCAGCGGTGCAGGCGATTGGGGGCGGTCTCTATGCCTACAGCCTCGCAGGTACGCAGGCGGGTGCGGAGGGCCTTTACATCGCCATATTTAAGACTGTGGGTGAGGCTGATCAGCAGCACATTCCCAGTCTTTGGTCTGTGGGTGTGGCTGGCGTTGAGCGCCTTGACGCCGATGTGTCCAGTCGCAACGCAATAGAGCCTCCTACAGTCGGTGCGATGGTCCAGGCGGTTTGGGATGAAGCTATCGTAGGTCATGTCGAGCTAGGCAGCACGGGGCAGGCTCTTTCGGCGGCGGGCGCTGCAAATAATCCGCTATTAGATCAAGTACCTGGCTCATATCCTTCAGGTTCCGCAGGCGCAGCATTGGGTAAAATTGGAAACGGTAGAATAACAACCGTTTCCCCCGTGTCTCAAAGTGGTTCAATTTCACTAATTCGGGGTGATGATTATTCTGCGGGGGATGGTCGCGCGTTAGAATGGGTTGATGCTAGTAGTGTTTGGCCCGAATTATCTGGTGTTGTCACTTTTACGTGTGATAAAGTTCAGGCTACAGGAGAAATAATTACAGCAACAGGCTCAAATAAAAAAATTCAGTTTGAACTTACAGCCGCGCAAACTATACAACTCAATTCATTATCAACGAAATTCTCTGTCAAAATGGTGCAAGGTGATGGAGAAACGATAACCTTAGTTCAAGGAACTTGCACCGGAAACTGATGTTCGGATGAACACAACATTAATTGATTGGATGATCAAAATGAAAAATACTACTGCACTAACGATCACATTCCCACAAGCGTTTGACACTGGTAACGGATGGAAAAAAGACGATGACGGGAAACTTGTTGTTGATGCTTCAGGAAACCCTATTTTCATTGGTGATGGTGGAAAAGAACAATCTGTTAAGGGTGATACGATTGCGACCCTCAACGCAGAGGCAAAAGCAAACCGGATTGCAAAAGAGACAGCCGAAACAAACCTGGCAAAATTTGGCAACATCACACCAGAAACGGCGCTGGCAAATGCAACGGCGCTGAAAGATGTTGACTTGTCCAAAATGGTGAGCGCGGATAAACTGGACGAAGTGCGCAAATCGGTCGGTGCGGAATATCAAACCAAACTGGACGAACAAACCGCAGCAAATGAAAAACTGCACAACACCAACAATACGATGGTTTTGGATAACGCTTTCAATTCGTCAAAATTTATCAAAGAAAACATTGCGGTGCCGATGGATATGTTTAGCGCCATGTTCAAGGCTAATTTCAAAATCGAAGATGGTAAACCAGTTGCATATAACGGCGCGGGCAACAAATTGAATTCAGCTAAAAACATGGGTGAATTGGCTGATTTTGATGAAGCTGTTGAAATTTTGGTTAGCGGCTATCACTCGAAAGATGCGATTTTGAAACCTGATGATCAACGCGGTTCTGGTAACACAGGCGGCGGCGGTAATGGTGGCGGCGGTAAAGCTCGAATGAGCCGCGCGGCGTTTGACGCCTTGCCACCTGGTGAAAAAGCCCAAACCGCTGCAAAAGTTGGCAAAGGTGAAGTTACCGTAACAGATTGATGCTGTTAAAACTTGGCACCCGTTCGTACATTAAGTTGCGGCGGGTGTTCTTTTATTATGTATTGCAAAGATTTTTTACACCCGCTATATATTCTGCAATGCTGATGATTGGATGATTTGAGGCGCACCAGGTTGGATGACCGCTTAAATTTTTCACTTTCAATAATGAGGCTACAAATGAAAACTCCCTTTAATGTACTTGCTGCACCCGCCATTGTTCATATGTCTGCATATGCAAACAACCTCACAGGTCTTATTCCATCGCTCTACGCTGGTCTTGATACCGTTTCGCGTGAATTGGTTGGTTACATTCCTTCCGTTTCCCGTTCGTCCGGTGTTGAACGTGCTGCGGTTGGTCAATCCGTAACATATTCAATTGCACCTGAAGCGGTGCTTGAAGATGTTGTTTCGCAAATGACCCTCACAACACCACCTGACAAAAACATGGGTTCCGGTGTTATGACCATTTCCAATTCCAAAAAAACCAGCTTTGGTTTCAATGGTGAGGAACAGCGCGGCTTGGATACTGGTATCGGTTACGACACTGTTCAAGCTGATCTATTCGCGCAAGGTCTGCGGGTTTTGACAAATGCAATGGAACGTGATTTGGCGCTTGAAGCTGCTGGCAACGCAAGCCGTGCTTACGGTGAAGCTGGCACAACACCGCTTGAAACTGGTCTGAAAGATTTGGCGCAAGTTCGCAAAATTCTTGATGACAATGGCGCACCAGCTTCAGGTCGCACGGTTGTTCTGGACACAAGCGCGGGTGCAAATGTTCGGGCAAACTCGCAATTCTCCAAAGCAAACGAAGCGGGTTCTCTTATGACCCGTGTGCAAGGTGAATTGATGACAACGTTTGCAATGAGCCTGAAGGAAAGCGCACAAGCTGCACAGCACATTGCAGGTACAGCGGCGAGTGCTACAACCAACGCGGCGGGTTATGCTGTGGGTGATACGGTAATCACTCTTGCGTCAACTGGTACGGGCGGTGTGTTGGCTGGTGATGTGATTTCGTTTGCGGGTTCTGACAACAAATATCTGGTTGTTGCGGGTGATGCTGATGTTTCCGGCGGTGGTACAGTTACCATTTCTGCACCTGGTCTTGTTCGCGCAATTCCAGCGGCGGCAACTGCGGTTACTCTTGCGGATGATTATTCTGCAAACGTAGCGTTTTCACAGGATGCAATTCACTTTGCCACACGCGCACCTGCAAAGCCGCGTGAGGGTGACGCGCGTGTTGATGAAATGATGTTGGTTGATCCCCGTTCAGGTATCGCGTTTGAGGTTTCTTTGTGGGCTGGTGAGCGCATGATGAAATACGAAGTTGCGGCGGCATGGGGTCAAAAAGCGGTTAAGCGCGAACATATCGCTATGTTGCTTGGTTAAACCAACGATTGAGGGGCGCTGGTTATGCGCCCCTTTTTTTTATCTGTGAACAACTGTTGCGACACTTTCAAGATACTCACGCGCAGCGGATGGTGAAAAACCTTTGATGTTTTTGATATGTTCGCGCGCTGTTGCGATTGCTGTTTTGCGGTCGCGGGTTTTACCTTTTATCATGTAGCGAATAGCCATTAAACCATATTTTTCATGCGGTGTTTCGTTATACATTCTAACTTCAGGAACATAAACACCCTGTAACGAAGATGTTGCGCAAGCGGTGATTTGGTTGGGTGTTGTCATTTTGTTAATTCCTTGTGATGTTTGTTTATCGTGTCACCTGTTTAGCGATGGTCTACCACATGGTCAACAGGAAAACGCAAAATTTTCAACATTTCTTTAGATGGTTTTGTTTCAAACCAAACTTCAACAGTTTCGTAAACTTCCAAGGTTGGAACCTCAACCACACCGGACAAACCACAAGGTAGTGTAAATTCGCGGTTAAAATCGCTATGTTGCTTGGTTAAACCAACGATTGAGGGGCGCTGGTTATGCGCCCCTTTTTTTGCACTCACGCCAAATCAATCTTTTGAGCGCAAGAATTTCAACAACAATTTCCGGCGGTTCTTCACCTAGTTGTTTGCGTAGACGTGTTCTAACGGAATTTTTCGTAACAATTTCAGGGTTATTTTTCCGCCATTTAGCTTCTTTTTCTGCTACTTTTTCGGGATTATTTTTCTGCCATTCAGATGCTTTTTGATTTATTGTTTCTTTGTTGGCTTCTCTGTATTTTTGCATTTGCTCTTTGATCTTTTCTTTGTTGGCTTCGCGCCATTTAACGTCTTTTTCTTTAACTTTTTCTTTATTAGCTTCATAATATTTTCGTGTTTGCTCTTTGATTACTTCTTTATTAGCTTCATAATATTTTCGTGTTTGCTCTTTGATCTTTTCTTTGTTGTCTTCTCTGTATTTTTGCATTTTTTCTTTATTAGCTTCTCTGTATTTTTTCTTTTTAGCTTTCCGCTCCTCAACCGTCATAACCACGTCAAACCCTCCTTTGTGTTTTGCGCCACCAGATAACCAGTGGCGCAGTTAATTTTACTTTTCGTCCAGAAATTCGATGTTTGGGATTTCGTTGCGTTGCTTATAGTATTGGGTTTGTGCAACG